GAATAGACGCAAAAGGCGCCGTAGAGGACGGAACCAGCATAGGAGCTTCATTCGCTGAAGGCTTCCAAAAAGGATTTGACGGCAAGAAGGTAGGTGAGGCACTCCTAAATGCCATAAAGGGCGTATTTAAAGATGCGGCAACGCTACTCCCAGGAGGAGAGGAAGCAAGCTCAACGTCCTGGCTGTCGGCTGGAGCAATAGTTCTCGCAATGCAAAAGCTCGGAATTTTCAAGCTGTTAGGCAAAGGCGGTAAAGGATTAATTAACCTCTTTGGCAAAGGCAGTAAAAGCGGAGCACCGGATACAACTGGAATACCATCGGCTTATGGAACAGACACCGTTTATATGACAGCTTCAATAGTTTATATTTACGGGAAGACAATCCAGGGTCCAGGAGGATCCCCAACAGGTGGCTCGCCGTTAGGAGGATATCCTTCACTGCCAACAGCAGGAAAAACCCCGTCATTGCCGCCGGCCGGAGGTTCGCCTTTAGCACTTCCGGGAGCTGCAGGAGCAGCGGGTAAAGCATTAAATACAGTGCAGCTGTCCAACGGAACTTATGTAGTCACAGGCGGAGCATTAGCAACCGGACTGGCCAAGACTGGCGTAGCGCTTGGCAGCGGAGCAACAACTGCAGGTGGAGCCATAGCAGCCGGAGCTTCAAGCGTACTGGGAGGCGCTTTCGGTATTGCTGGACTTGGAGCCGGAGCAATAGACATCTACCAGGGCACAAAGAAAACCGGAAAAGAGGCCAAGGACGAATACTTCCAAGGCGGAACCAAGATAGGTATGGTAGGAGCAGGCGCCGGCATAGGAGCTGCGGTAGGTTCCGTGGTACCGGTAATAGGAACCGGCGTAGGAGCTCTTGTAGGAGCAGGAATCGGTGGAGTGGCCGCACTTTTCACCGGAGATAAAGCAGGTAAAGCCTTATCGGACGCAACGGACAAAGACGGAGCTTTATCAAAGTTCTGGGAAAACACAAAGCAATGGGCAAGCAACACATGGGACTCCATCAAGACCGGAGCTTCAAACGCCGGATCCTGGGTGGCCGAGAAGTGGAACGCGGCTGGAGATTGGATCAGCAACAAATGGAGCAGCTTCAGCGACTGGTTCGATACTTCGGTATGGACCCCAGTAAAGGATGTCGGGATATCGGCCATTAACATAGCAGCCGGCGCATGGAGTGAAGTAAGAGACTGGGTAGGTGAGAAATGGAGCGATTTCTCCGCATGGTTCGATGAGAGCGTATGGACCCCGGTAAAAGATGCGGCACAAGCTGCAGGTGAATGGGTAAGCCAAAGATGGGACGAGGCCAGGACGTGGATCGGGGACAGATGGTCCGATTTTTCATCCTGGTTTGACGAATCCATATGGACCCCCGTAAGCAATGCAGCGCAGGCAGCCAGTCAATGGGTAAGCGACCGCTGGAACGAGGCAAGAACATGGATAGACGAGCGCTGGTCCGACTTTTCAACATGGTTTGAAGAGAGTATATGGACCCCAGTCAAAACAGGAGCCCAAGCTGCAGGACAGTGGGTGAGTGAAAGATGGAACGAGGCAAAAACCTGGGTAATCGAGACATGGGGAACCGTAAGTACCTGGTTTGATGAAACAGTATGGCAGCCAGTAAAAAGCGCAGCACAGACAGCAGGAGCATGGCTGGGAGAACAGTTCACAGAGGCAAAGAATGCCATAAGCGAAGCCTGGTCCGGAGTTTCCGACTGGTTCTCAAATAACGTATGGGAGCCCATCAAGACTGGAGCAACCAAGGCCTGGGAGTGGGTAGGAGAAAAGCTCGGTGGAATCGGTGAATGGATTGGCGACAAATGGCAGAGCTTCAAAGACTGGCTCGGAGGCCTGGGACAGAAAGGTTCAAAGGAAACCGGCCTGACAACCAGCAAAGGCAAAGGCAGTATCCTTGAGCATGCATACGGCGGCATTATAACAAAACCGCACATGGGCATAGTGGCCGAGGATGGAGCTGAAGGAATTATCCCGTTAAGCCCAAGCAAGAGACAAAGAGGCCTCGACTTATGGCAGCGGACCGGTGAACTTCTCGGAGTAAGAGCCTATGAAGACGGCGGAATAGTAGGCGATGAACCCGACGAGATCCCGGTAGCCTCTGCAACCGGAAGAGCCGACCAGAATATCACCATCAAGGTGGAAGTCAAAGCAGAGCCTAAATTCACGATTGAAGGCGGCGGAGACAACACCGATGAAAACAAAGTGGTGGCCATACTGAAGGCTTATATCCGCGAAATGACTGACGACATCGGAGACGAGCTGGCAGAAAGACTGGCCCGCATTTTTGCAAATATGCCGGTGAAAGGAGGAGCTGAAGCGTAATGGATATATACCTTACTGAAATAGAAACAGGAGCAAGGCTGGCGCTTTCCATGCTCCCCGAAAAGGCAAAGCAAAAAGGCGATACTGCATTTCAGATTTATGACATCATCAATGTCGGGGAGGTAAGGATACCACGAGGGACTAACCTATTAACATTCTCATGGAGCGGTACCCTCCCCGGCAAAAGCCGAAGGAACGCCAGCTATGTGAAATCCCAATATTGGCAAAGTCCAGAGGAGATCATAAACACCTGGGAAAGATGGCGCAAAGAAGGCACCAAGATAAGACTCATGGTGACCGAGACCATAATCAATCACGATGTATATCTGGATGGCTATACTGCAGAACCCACCGGAGGAAATGGCGACTATGAATACACAATCAGCTTCATAGAAGCAAAACCCATAGAAATTTATACAGTAAATGAACTGAATATTAAACCAAAGCCCCAGACAAATAAAACAAGCACGACAACCAGGCCTCCGGCAGCAAAAGCTGCAGCCAAGACTTATACCGTCAAAAGCGGAGATAGTCTCTGGAAGATCGCGCAGCTGACCCTTGGCAAAGGCGGAAGGTATATGGAGATTTACAACCTAAATAAGGACAAGATAAAGAACCCGAGTCTCATATACCCCGGACAAGTACTAATGTTGCCAAGTTAGGAGGTGAAAAGCCACGATAGACATAAGCAAAATCAAATACAGAGCGATACTGATCACATCTTCAGGCAAGCAGATCGACGTTACCCAGGCCGCGGAAAGTATCGGCTGGGAAGAAGGGGATGCAGAACTGGCCATGAGAACCAACATATCGCTCCACAATATCACATACGAAGGGAAAAAGCTCTCCAGTATCGCACAACCAGGATGCATAGTGGTTATTATTGCAGATTGGGGAACCGGCAGCGATGAGGTAGCAAGAGGAACCATAGTAGAGTGGGAACCAGGAGAAATTGGAAATACTGCAACAATCTTTGACATTATGGCTTATGATGAGCTCTTCAATCTGCAGCAAAGCCAGGACAATAGGTATTATACAGCCGGCACAGGAACCAAATCGGCCATCATGGGGATATTCAACGACTGGGGAGTACCCGTAGAGAAATACGATGGCCCGGACGTAGCGCATGCAAAGACGCCTTTCAAAAACGAGTATTTGAGCAACATTCTCCTGCAGCTGCTGGATGATGCAGCAAAGAAAGGCGCTCCAAAATGCATTATCCGGGCTACAAAAGGCAAGGTAAGCGTACTTCCGAAGGGGAGCAACAAGACCATATATCACTTTGACGAGGATACAAACGCAACGCTGGTCAGGGATAAGATCAGCACCGTGGATCTTGTCACCAGGGTAAAGGTGGTAGGCAAGGAAGACAGCGAAGGAAGGCAACCGGTGGAGGCCGTACTCGATGGGCAAACCCAATACGGTATACGCCAGAGGATCTACAACAGATCAGAGGACGACACACTGGCCACAGCAAAATCAGCAGCCCAGGAAATGCTGGACGAACAGGGCAAGCCGGCCAGGACGATAGTTCTCGAAGCTCCGGATGTTCCGATGATCCGCAAAGGAGATAAGATCCACGTAAAGGCCGGAACTCTCAACGGATACTACATCATTAAAGCCATAAGGCACGATGCCGGCAGCAGGACAATGACCATGGAGCTGGAAGACGAGATAGACAAAACAACAGTGGCCACTACCACACAAGTATCCACTGCTGCAGCTTCAAGTTCCGGAGAGTTCAACAAGGGCGATAGCGTGATCTTGAATGGACCGGTATATCGCGACAGTTATGGTAATGGCCAAGGAAAAACATTCACTAATCGCAAATGCACAATCACAATTAAAGTAGACACTTCAAGGCCATGCCCATATCACGTTGACTCCATCGGCTGGGTAAAACCAAGCTCTATAACTAAAGCATAGGAGGTGGGAGAGTGAAACCGTCATCAGGTAACGCAGGCATAAATAAGCTGGCAAGAGTAATGCAGCAACGGATGAAGGAAGTAAATGCATCCCCCCTCTTGCTTGATTTTGGAGTAATTCAGGAAGATTACAGCTTGCTAACAAACACATATCCGATACCAATCCCTAAAACCGATTACCTGGTGTGCAGGGACGCAACTCATAACCCAGGCAAACCATTAACCCAGACAAAAACAGAAGCGAACCATTCTCATGATGTAGTGCTTCCAGAAAGCATGCGCTGGCTTAAACCAGGAGACAGAGTCCTGGTAGCTTGGGTACAAAACGATGCCGTAGTCATTGACATTGTACTACCGGCAACAAAGATAGGAGGCTGATCATATGGCAGAGAAAAACCTGTTTCCTGTCTTTGAAGTTCCAGAGATTAAGATATCGACACCTGCAGAAGAGCAAAAATATAAGCCGAGCGTTTATTTTGATTATGAGCTTGGAGACTTCAGAAGAGATGGAGCTAACAAACTGGTGGTGGCCGATGGGAAAGAAGCATACAAACAGTGGTGCATTAAAACCGTGCTGACTGAACGCCTGGAAAGAATGGCATATAGCAGCGATATAGGAATCGAGCTTCATGACGCCTTAAAACAGGCGGACCGGCAGGCGGTAGAATCGGCCCTGGAGAGAACTATCACAGAGGCGCTCATGGTCAACCCAAGGACAGAATATGTCCGGG